AGCTATGTTACCTGTAGCTTTAGGTAGTGTTAAGGTATGAGTACCCGCAACGCTAGGTGCTTCTACTGTTATGCTTCCAGAGGTATCTCCCTGAATTACTATGCTAGACATTATGCTGACTCCAATGTTTGTATTCTTGTTTCTAAATCTTCTATCTTGGTAATAGCTTCTTGTAGTGCTGCTGTTAATAAGGGTACAAGTTTAGATTGGTCTATGCCTTGATAGTCAGGAACTTCTCTTGTTCCCATCACTGCTTCAGTTACTACATTACCATCTTCATCTAATACTGCTGGAGTAACTTCATACTCCTCAGTCCGCATAGCATCTTTAGTTCCTGTTACTGCTTCAGGAATAACTGTTTGTGCTTCGTGTGCTATAAAACCTTCACCATGAGAACCATCTTGTGTCCATGACCATGTGCTAGGTTTAAGTTTCTTTAATCTATCTATACTACCAGACATAGGTGCAACATTTTCTTTTAATCGGTAATCAGATGAGGTGTTATATGATGTTGCTGAACCACTTGTTGCTACTGAACCTACTGTTCCATTTGTATTTTGAAACAAAAAGTGATTAGAACTAACTGTACCTGACGCTTCTTTACTTGAAATAATAGTTGGTTGGTTTGCAGTAGATGAACCATAAATCATTAATTTTTCATTTAAACCATAAGCATTATTTGAACCAATCCTAACACTACCTGTACCACTATCGATACGCATACGTTCTGTATCATTTACTCTTAATATAAATGGATGATTTGTGCGAGTTCCAATAAACCCATAAGATGGTGAACACATTAACTCTGCTGTTGCTGAACCATTTGTAGATACTGCTTGAACAACACCGTAATCAGAACCTTGCACAGCTAGCATTTTAAAGTTAGACCCAAAGTTTGTTGGTGTTGTTGTACCTATACCTACATTGTTATTAGTAGCATCTACATAGAGTGTGTCTGTGTCAAATGCAACATTACCTGTAGAAGAAACAGTACCAGTTACAGTTAAGTTATTAGGTGCTGTTAAGTTACCACTACTATCAATGGTTAGTACATCACTACCATTTAACTGGATTGAACCTGTAGTACTGGTAGGTGCTTTTACGCTTACAGTCATTATGAAACTCCGTTTAGTTCCGCATTAGTTGGTTGTGTTACAGTAGGGTGATTCCATTCACGAATGTAGTCACCTTTACCATCGCTGTCATTCTGAAGCATGATTGTACCTTCAGGTGCAAAGTCTGCATCTGTTAGTTCTGGTTTTAATTTTTTAATTTTTTCATATAAATTCATGTTATTTCCTTGTTAAATTAAACTGCCTTCGCTAAAACACCATTAACATAAGTCCATCTTTGGTCATTTCTTGTAGTAGCATTAGAACCGCTGCCTTGATAACCATAAATTTCAAAGTAGTCTGTACTACCATTAGCATACACAATAGAAGATACTTGTGTGTGCCTACTACCTGCAGTAGCAGCATCACTTGTAAACGAACCTCTTTTAAACTCACTGCCATTTTTATAAATAGAAATAAATATAGTACCATTCATAGGAACAATACCCATAGCAGCATTTATTTGATAGTACCCTTCTACTGTTGGAGTAAATCTTGAAGAAGCGAAATTAGAATTAGTATCAAATTCTTCTGTAGTAAATAGTAGTTTTGTAAAACTACTAGTTGTTAGTGTTTGTGTTGTGTCATGCCAAGCACCAAACGCTGGTGCATTAGTTGCTACATACCCATTGCTATTAAATCTACCCACCTCTGTAGGACTATCAGCATTACCTACACCAATCCTTAATGTTCCATCAGGTGTTGCTGGTTGATAGATGGTAAAGTTATTGCTAGAGGTAGCATCTGTTCCAACTTGTAGTTTCTTTGATTTTACTGTACTCATACTATTCTGTGTCCTGAAAATTCAATATAATAAATACCACTATTAACTAAAGGTGAACCTGAAACTGAATTGCAAAGTGAATATAACTCTACATAGTCACCAGAATTTAAATTTACTAATGTTTGAAATGAATGTGCATATGAATCTGTTGGATTTCCATCAGAATTAAAATACTCATTTCTTAATCTACTGCCATTAAAATATAATGCCATTTGTGATGTTAATAAATTTCCAGCAGAACCTGAATCATGTCTAACTCTTGCAATTAAGACATATGTTCCAGTTTGTCCACTTGGCACAGTAAATCTATAATTTGTGGTTGCATCAAATGCATTATGTGTATCAATTATTTTGTCATTAAGAATTACTTTAGTCCATACATTATCAGATATAGTATTGTTAGATGTGTTGGTTGCTGAAAATACTGGCATATCATGAGTAATGTTTCCTGTAACATCTATATTCCCACCAAATGTACTTGTATCATTTCCTTTTATAGCTGTGACCATTAGACAACACTCCAAGTTGAACCATCACCTACTGTGATAGTGATACCATCTGCTACAGTTACAGGGCCAGCAGTCATAGCATTACGATTGTCTGCTAGTGTGTAGTTTGTATCTAGTGTGATACTGTTTTCTACGAAACCAATGCCATTAATTGTTACGCTCATTCTGTTACCTCATCTGCTGGTTCAGGGGTATTGCCTTCGGCAACCCATTCTAAATATTTTTGGTAGTCTGTGTTAGCTGGGTCAAATGGTATAAATTTATTATTATCTTTATCATGTATCACTTCAGCTGTATTTGTTTCATAATTGTTAATTAATTTATATCTTGTCATATTTATAGCTCCGCAGAAAAATCTATATAACTACCAGATGAAGCAGTTCCCCTAACCATATACACAGCTCCAATAGTTGCTGTAGTGGAGACTCCAAATATTAAATTTACAATATTATTAAATAGTCTTATACTATAAGTAGAAGATATTGTTTCGTCTGTTGAACCATTTCTCAAATTTATTAAATCATAGCTTGTTGAAGGAGTTGCTCTCATATTTGTAGGTAATGCAAAAATAGTATTGATGTTAGGTGCAGTATCTCCCATTCCGATAGCAAATCTATCGCCTATCGCAATTCCAGTTTGTTTAACATAATACCTCTGACATTTCTGCAACTGTACATCATAAGGTAAAAACTCAAAGTTACTAGCACCAGAACCGACTTCTAATTGTAGTCCAGTTATGTTGATGTAGTTTGAAGTTGAGTCTGCAAGGTTGACTTGTCCAACTCCTCTATCTGGATTATTTACCGATGCCCATGATGTTGCTAAAGTTCCTGAAGACCTATCAGTTCCAGTTGCTAACCAAAATGCTATTTGAAGACCAGTGTCATTGTCATTGTCTATTTGCCCTGAGGTATCTCCAACATAAGTGATAGTTTTCTTTTCCCATGTATTAGCAGATGATACTGTATACGCATAAGATACTGCTCTAGTTGCATCTGTTTGATATAATTCGGCAATATATGTTCCAGTTTTATTTGACTTTACCCAAAATGATAATGTCAAAGACTCCGCACTACTTGTGCCAAACTTTAAATATTGTAAGTTTTGACCTTCAATTTTGTGAAATAGATATAAAGTATCTCCTGTTCCAAGAGATGCCTGTGCTGTTGTGCAGTCCATTTTTAAACTATTAGCAAACCCTTGACCTGTAGGAACATCTGTATCTTGCGACATAGTCCATGCAGATGTAGGAGAACCAGATTCTACAAACTGAAATCTATCAACTGTATGGTAACCAGTAGAACCATTTGTTAATCCACTAGCACTCGTCCCTCTCTGTGCTATCTTCATATCTCCGTTGATAATGAGGTTACGATAACTACCACCACGAAGAGAATTACCATTAGCATCTTGTAGACCATTTGCTGTGACTTTAGCTTTGGTTACACCATTAGCTTGTAGTTCTATTTCACCACTTGTATCAGAGGTAATGACTGCCCCGTTTGTTGTATCTGCATTAAATGTTATTGCCATATTATGCTACCACCCATCGTTGACCAGAAGTTATAGTTACGGCTGCACCTGAGCTGATTGTAATTGGGCCAACACTATGACCATTCTTCCCAGCTGCAATTGTGTAACTACTTGTTATTGTATCATTGTTCTCATAGATTGCACCACCCGCAGAAGCACCACCGCCGATAGCACCCCATGCTGATCCGTCATAACCTTCAAAGCCTACTGTCGTAGTATTGAATCGAATGTAACCCGCTGAAGGTGAACCATCTCGTTGTGCTGTTGTACCATTAGGTAATACACCAGAGCCTGTAGATGCTGTCTTAGTGACGCCTGTTGTTGATGTTAAGTAACCCGCATCATTAGTTAAAGTAGATACATTGTCTGATGGCTGAACTGCACTATCAGCTAATGTGCCTTGAGCTGCAGTAGCGTAATCACTTGCTGCTGTCGTAGCTGCTGTGCCTAAGCCTAAGTTAGTTCTAGCAGTTGATGCACTAGATAAGTCTGATAAATTGTTAGCAGCAGTTAATAAGCCAGCGGTTGATACGGCTGTGACTTGCCAGGTTGATCCATTATAAATTCTTGTCTCATTCGCTGAAGTATTAAAGTACCAATCACCCGCAGTTACAGGATCACCATTGCCATCAACTGTTGGATCAGAAGATAATGCACCTAAATAGAAAGCATCAATGCTTGCAGCACTTGCAGCTGCTGCGGCAGCACTTGAAGCGGCGCTCGTTGCTGAAGTGGCAGCGTTGCTTGCTTGAGTCGTAGCCGTTGTTGCTGATGATGCAGCACTCGTTGCTGATGTGCTTGCATTACTTGCCTGTGTCGTTGCTGTGGTTGCAGAACTTGCGGCTGATGTTGCTGAGGTTGAGGCTGCACTTGCTGATGATGCAGCAGCCGTTGCACTTGTTGATGCATTAGTCTCTGATGTCGCTGCATTAGTTGCAGAAGTTGATGCGGCTGAAGCTGATGAAGCAGCCGATGTTGCACTTGTAGACGCATTAGTTGCTTGTGTAGTTGCTGTCGTAGCACTTGAAGCAGCACTTGTTGCCGAGCTAGATGCACTTGTGGCAGAAGAAGCTGCAGCTGTGGCAGAGCTTGCAGCGGCCGTAGCGCTTGCCGCAGCAGCAGCAGCAGAAGCAGCGGCTGTGGCAGCATCAACAACTAAATCCCATTTAGCATAATCAGCATTACTTGTAAGTGGTAATGAACCTGATGATGTATGCGTTGTAATACAAATATAAATATTGTCATTAGTTGTGTCTTTAACAATATCTTGTTGTACATAATCAGTAGACGCTGTCCAATCACCACGCCATTTACCTACGTTAGCAACGGCTGTTGGATTACCACTAGCATCAAAAGATAAGTATTTATTAGCACGCTCTGTATTAAATGGTAGAACCATATTAACTGTGGTTGGATCAGTATTCGGCGCGCGTAATGATCGATCAGCTTGTTCTTGTACTTGCTGAACAAAAATAGTTTGACTATCAAATTCATCATTAAGAGAGGTAGCAAAGAGTGGGCCACCTGTAGTAAAGTCTGTTGATCTCTCAATGGTTCTATCACCAATAATTGTAATACGATCAGAAGCAGTAGGTGTGCTAGGAACACTAGAGCCAGTAACAATAGTGACAGATCCTGTACCATCTACATTAAGAGAGACAGTATAGTCTGTAGTAAGTGTCAGTTCAGTCGTATTAAAGTATACGGCAATGTCAGTTTGAGCCAATACTTCAAATGCAAATGAGTATGGGCCTACACCTGATGATCCTGTGTATACTATACGTCTAGTGGTTGATGAAATGTCTATAGCCATAATTTTCCCTAATCACCTAAAAATTGATTTAAATCAACTGCATTATCGTCTTTAACAGTTTGTAATCTTTTAACGCTCTGTATCTTACGAATTAATTCTGCATCCTCAGCTAATAACAACTGTTTAGCTGCATTATAAAAATTAGAAATCTCTTTGTTAATGATAGATTTCTTCTCTTCATTAGGTATATTTAAGTCTTTAAGTGATTTACCTAATGATAATATAGTACCTGATAAAAGTCCATCTTTGGTAGCGTATCTTACCAACTTATTACGCTGAGATTGACTGATTCTAACGCCATCAATCACCCCATAATCTTTGTCAACATCTGGAACTCTAGCACCATATTTCATAATGACGTTATGTGCAGCTGGCGTAATACCTTTTTTAGTCTTAAATGGCAACCATAAGTCGTACATATTACCCATACCATTTTCAATCGGTGCGCCTGTAATTGGATCAAGCTTGCGCTCTAAGACTGAGCTACATCCCGGAGTACTTGCACATGCGCGTCTAATGCCTTTCATCCAGCCCTCTGTAAGTGCTTTCTGTGCATTATTAAAAGCATTATCATAATAGCCAGCTTCTTCCATTTCTGTAGGTGCACGGTATTCTGATGCGGTTGGATCAATCATTTTTTCAACATTACGCCAGAAAGAGCTTTGTAATGGGGCAACTAATTTTTTTTCACCATCAATAGTGACAGGTGTGCCTACTGGCGATGGCACACTATTGACGAGATAGTTTGCATATTCTTGACCACCTTTACTTAACATATCATAGAGTTCATTACCGTCACGATCATAATAAGTAAAAATATTCATCAAGCGACCCATGCCTTGTAGCAATGGATGTTCTGATACATACTCAGCCGCAGCCATACCACTATACATAATTGTTTCAAAAAAGCCTTGATCATCATCAGGATTAAGCATAGATAATTCTGCAACGGTTGCAGCTTGTGCAACCAGAAGTGATAATGGTTCTAATCCTTGGTATGAAATGTATACTTTATCTTTAGATATGCTGACGTTTGTAATCTTTTTAAATCGTTCAATAGCGGCTTCAGACAAATCACCTGTATTAAATACAAATGAATATGGCTGCCAACCAGCAGCAATCATAGCTTGTCTATCTTCTCTACGGATAGGCATCGCTCCAGTAATTTTTCCATCTAATGTTAATGAATGCATGCCATACATAAAGCCTGTGCCAGAGACAAGACGTGAAATTGCCATATCACGTTTTGCTCCACCCGCTGCCCAATTAGCTCTAAATCTAGGAGTAGCAATAGCAAGGATAGGATTACGTTCAGAAGCTGATCCAATAATATTAGAAGTTACACGTAAAAACATACCAAATAATTTAAACGCTGGATTATTTGCATGACGCTCAATCATTTTCATCATTGGGCCAAGTTCAGTTGTTTGAGTTAAGTAACGAGAAAACTGTGTGCCTTCTTCAATCATATCTTCTGTTGGCTCAGTCATTAATTTTTTCTCTAACTCTAATGCTTGTTTACTAGCTAATTCTGGATCAACGCCAGCATCAATCAAGCGCTGTCTTTCATGCACTCTAGCACGTGTAGATAAACCTTTAATTTTACGATGAAACGCAAGTGCTTTCATAAACTCATCTTCAGATGATAACAACCTTCCTGATAGCGTTGTGTATGTACCTAAATACTCAATTGGTTTACCAATGTACGCTACATCATATTTAAATGCATCTTGTCCACGCATATCCGAGATGTTAAGTTTTGATGCTCGATCACGTAATTTATTATGTCGAGCAGCATTATAAAAAGATGAGAATGCATCAATCATAGCATCTTTAGTCGTAATCATTTCAGCAATAGCTTCTTCTAAAACCATACGGTCTTTTGATCCAGTTATTGCAGATCGACCACGACCAATACCCACAGCAATTAAATTTTCTAATTTTGTAAAGTTAGATAAAGAGGCAAAGCCTAAAATATTACGTCCATGTGTTGGAATACCTGAAATAAGGTTATTGGTATAGGTTGTTGGAATAATACGCGCAACACGTTTCCACCAAGGATTGGTTGTTTGTTCTGCCAAGCGATGACGTTTGGCTTGATCTTTTTGTTTTAAATAAGTCTTAGCAAATTTATCAATGCTTTTTTTGCCACCCCATGTTTCAATAGCTTCTTCAGTTAATCGACCTACGCTCACATCACTTGCTTTACGTGCCTCACTTAACACACCTAATGATTGAGCAATATCAACTTGCATGCCTTTAACTTTTTTAGCAAGCACACCTTCTAAAGTGACTAATTGTTGAAACTCAACACGCATTGCATCTGTATCAGTTTTTTTAGCAATGGCCTGTACTAACTCTTCACCTTTTCTATAAGCCTCATTACTGACTTGTGTTAGTAAATGAAATGCTTTATATACTTCATAAGGGTCAGCAATGGTACGTCTATTGTTAATATTCTGTGGGTCTAAGAAATCATTAATCCACTTTTCAGAATAAGCGGGTTGTTGTTGAATTTTAAGTATAGGTGTATTTAGATTTTGTTCTTTAGCACGTTTAAGTTCACGGGCAATATATTGATCTGCTCCTTTTTGACTAACAGCAATGTGTTGTACAACACCACTCTCATCAGTCACAGCAAATTTAGGCTGATTATATTTAGCTGCAATCTTTTTGTAAGAAACATTTTTAAATTGATCTAGTTTGTTTGCTTTTGATCCAGCTTCAATCCATGCAGCTAATGACTTATCGTCAGCAATCATATTCAAATTAAATACATCTGTTGGCTTTTTCTTTTGTTTCACTTCAGCATCAACAGCTTCATCTAGTTCTTTTTGTGTCTCATCTAAACGTTGTTTAAGTTGTTTTGTTTGTTTAGCTTTTTCTGCTTTGTCAAGCTTTTTAATCACTTCACCAATAATTTCTTTCTTACCGCCAGCGACTTTAATAGCTGCGTCTTCTACAAAAACAGATTCGTATTCATCAAGGTTTACTTGGCTTTCCATAACTTTATCTTCGGCAATAGCGCCTTGTAGTTCTGGATCAATAGCAAATTCATTAGATGGATCAAACTCGGTTGCTTTAGTTAAACCTTCATCTGTAATAGGATCAGGCGTAACAGAAATAGTCTGAGTTTGTAACTCAGTCATTTGATCTACTTTTTCATTAATATCTTGTGCCATTATTTTTTAGCCTTTTTCTTTTTCAACATTCTTGCACCTGTTTGAACAACTGTTTCTGCTAACTTTGTAGGCGCAACAAACTCAGCACCTACTTGTGCAGATTGAGGAATATCGCCTTCATATTTTTTCCACCCTAAATTAGTTAGGACTTGATTAATTTTATCTGTAGTAAAAGGCACAGTATTAAACCCTTCAGCAAATTGTTGATAATTACCTTTTTCTTCAGGATCAACTGATAGCATATTCAGTAACCCTGTTGCTAATCCAACAAGATCAGGAATTGTACCAATGCCAGCAGATATTAATCCTTTCATAGCAGCACCACCAACTTCAGCCAATGCTTTTTGTTCTGCTTCAAGTTGACCGGGAACACCCGCCATACCAGCAAACGTTTCTAATCCACTTTCATCTTGAGGTTCAGGACTTACATCAATGGTAGGCGTAACAATTGGGCCAAGTGCTTGTGCTTTTTTATAAGTCAAATAATGGCTATCTAAATCATAGTTATCCATACTATTTCCTCAAATTCTTATATAAATACTTAAAGGCATTTTGTGCGTCAGTTTTTTTAGATGTACCTTCAATACTATCTAGCTCATCTTGATCTAATTCACCATTGCCATTTGTATCAAGGTCTAATACATTTTCACGAGTAATGTTAGGAAAATATGTTTGCAATGTTAAAATACGATCATTAATACCTGATTCAATATCATCTGTTGCTACTTCTTTTAACAACTCTTGTGCAAATGCATAATCATCAAATAGCTCACCTTTAGATAAAGCAATTTGAGATTGAAGCACTAATTTGCTTGCATAACGATCATATTTTTCTTTTTTAACAGAATCCACTTTGGCCCATTCAGTAATCTCTGGCAAACCTAAACCACGTTTAATTTCTCTTAAACCTTTATTTACGTTTTGTGTAACGGTTGTATATGTATTCAACATGTCTGCATAATCTTTAGCCGTAATATCTCTAACTTTGTAAGCATTTAAAATGTCTTCTTTATTAGCTGTGCCTGTTTGTATCTTAAATTTTAAATCAGCCGTATTGATAATAGTGTCTTCAGTTTCTTGCATTGGCTGTGATAGAGCATCAATTAAACTTTTATCTAAATGCAATCCTAATGCTCTAATTTGTCTAATAGCTTGTTCAGGACCAATTTTGCCAGACGCATGTTCAATAAGAATATTTTCTTTAGCCAAACGATTTCTGTTACTTAAATCTGTTTGTTGTGCTTCGTGTAAAGTATTTTTTCTAGCAATAGATTCTGCAATTTCTTTTTCTAATTCGACACGTTGATCAGCATCTAATAAACCCATATACACGTCACTAAATTTACCAACATTGCCTTTACGTAACTCAGTAAATAAATCACTACCTTGAGGAACAAATGTGCTTTTCATTTCGTCAATGTAAGTAATAAGCGCAGACTTGTATGCGTTTTGTTGTGCTGCACGCAATGTATTCACGTTGTCTACATAGTTATCAGGAACACGTTTGATTAGGTCTGCAATATTTCCTTCGGATGGCATCATAATAGATTCAGCATCAATGATACTGCCATCAGAGGCTAATAGTGCATTGGTTAATAATATTTCATAATCTTTAATATTTTGATTAATGGATGCTTGAGCTTGTGCAGTTGCTCTTGATATTAATAGATCATTTGCTTTTTCATACAGTTTATTACCAATAGTGTATTGGGATGCTTTAAATTTAACAGCTTGAGTTGGGCTAACTTTTTCTAATACAGTTGCATAACCTTCAATACGAGATTCTAATTCTTCAGCAAATGCATTAGGGTCTTCAATGGTTAATGCACCTGTCTTCATAGCTTGTAATGTTTGGCTTGAGAAGTTAAGCATTTCAGACTCTAAGTCTTGACGATACATCTCTCCTTGTACTTCTCTAGCTGCATCACCAAAAATAGTGCCACCTTCTGCAAATAAAGTAGAAGCGTCATCACCTCGATTTAAAGCAACAGCTATTTGTTCTCTAGAAGGTTTAGTTTTAATACCATACAACTGACCTTCAGTTTTAGCTTGACCTTTTAAGTTTTCATAAAAATAGCTTGATAATCGATCAAGGCGTTGTTCTAATTTTGTAGATTGTCTTAATGCAACATCACTTAAAGAAGAGCGTAAAGATGTATCAAAATCAGCTCTAGAAGAACGTTCGTATCTATCTTGTGCCATTATGCTTCTGGCCCTCCTAACCTAGAATATAAGTATGCGCCTTCACCAAGTTTGGCAGCTGCGTCAAGATATGAGCCTGATTTAGTATAATCAGCAGCAGCATAATCCATTCTGATTTGTGCTTCACCCGCAAGTATATTGTTTTTAATATTAAGTAAATCAATCTTATAATCAGCCCCATATTCTTTTGAGCTAACAATATCATTTAACAATGCCGATCCATCAAGTCCAGACACACCTCCAGCATAAGCACGTGCTAAATTTGCTGCCTGAATACGTTTGAGTTTTCTAAGTTTTTCTAAACCATCTAATTCAAAGTTAAGTCGTTTTTGTTCTAATTCAGCAAGCTTTTGATTAGCTTGTAACTTATATATATCAGATTCATAACGACCTTGACGTACTGTTTGATAAGAACTAAGCAGCTGTGATGCGCCAAAGGCAACATCCATTAAATTAACATCAGCTAATAATCCTCGACCAAAGTTAAGTGCAGAATTAAAAAAGCCTGAACTTGCCATACCGCCACCCGCAGTTGCTGCTGTCGTAAAAATAGATGGCATGACAACGGCAGATGAAACAGGCAAAGCAGCGGCAGTTCCAGCCCAAAAGGCTGTTGATCCAAAGGCTGTGGTGGCTGCTGGTGCGGCGGCTGCAAAACCCATAATTATGTTCCTTGATGTACGGACACTTTATATTCTAAACCTAGTAATGTAAGCTTGAGCGGAGCAGACTGTGTCACCGTAATCTGCCCATCTGCGCTATATCCTAGTATACCATGTAACGTCTTTGTTCCTGTAAACTCAGGCACAGGCGATCCTAATGCGCCAACACCTAAAGACCTGATAGGAACTAAATTATCATTAATTACAATATTCTGTGTTTCATGCAATAACGCATTTACCTCCACAATGCGTTTACGGAAACCAATACGTGTGCCTGATTGAATTTTTAATTCTAATGGTAATGTTTTAATTTGAACATCAATAGGTAATCCTACTTCAGATGAAGTTGTCGGCGGATTTACAAATGTCACAGCACTATCTGCGGTTTGATCTAACTCTACATAACCATCAGAAATGACATTGACAGTTTGTCCATCAATATGTGATGCGTCCAAACTGGTTGCTGTTGTACCAATCACAGCAGAATCTGTGAGTCTATCATCTTCAAAGACTTCTAAATAATATTTATTTGTGCCATTATCATTACGTTTGACCACAGTATAAATGTCTGTAATATCTACACCTATATCAATAAACTCACCCGCCGTAACAAATTCGCTTGGAGCAATAACATTTTGTGCGCGTAATAATGAAAATGTTGCGATTGTGCCATCCGTTTTATTGACAATAAGTAATAGATCATTTTCATCTGTAGCTACAGCTCTCCTAATATCCATACGATTCGGTTCTTTTAATAAATGGCCTGAGAGCAAAGATATTTTAGATGTAACATAAGTTAATTGTGTATCAGAATAAGCAATCTCAGATAATGCTTTACCCTGTCTTTGTACAAATAATATGCCAGATTCTAATTGTTTGACACGCACACCTTCTTTACAGCCATTACGTGATGTTGATGATAAGAAAAAGTCTGTTGGTGTAATGGGTGTTAATCCTTCTTGCGGAACATAGAACTCACCGCCCGTAGTAAATACTTGCAAATCACGACCGCTAATAATATCAACGATAGCATTAAAAGTATTAGTATCAAGGGTAGCTTCAACAGCATCATCATCTAGTCCTTCCACGGCTTCAAAATCAAAATATAATCCAACTTTAGAACCCCATATGGTTGACGGTCTTGATTTAGAACCACCAAAAAATAAACGTCCTTGATGGAATGTAACAGAACGAGGCCATCCGCGCGATGCAGACCATACATCTTCGTATCCTGTTTCTAATTCCCAATTACCACTTGCTATTGCAGATGTACTAAAAAATGGAAACTCTGTCACAACATTGACTACAGTACTACTTACATACTGTACAATTTTAGCTCGACCTTGTGGAGTTGCATTAATATATTGACCAACATGTCCTGAATTAAATACGCCAGCAGACGCAGTAATAGTAACTTTGCCAGAAACATCGCTAGGTGTAATCGAAGCAGCTGGATTACTTGTAGACAATGAAAATGCATAATTAGGAACAGAATCAAAAGTAATGTTAGAAATTGTCCATGAACTATCTGATGCGCCACGTACAATTTGTATAGGTCTTTGATCTTCATGCACAATAATAAGTGTGTCTGCTGATTGAGTCCACACTAAATGATCCATATGTGAGCCAGTTAGATTAAATCCAGATGTATTTAAATAATCTAATCCTGAACCATTAATGTTGGTAATAAGAACTTTATCTTTATAGACATACATTCTGTTAGTTGTAAAACATAACATGTAGCTGTCATCAACAGAAAATTCAAAGGGAACGAGACGTACACCGTTAGCTGGCGTGCCTCCTAATTCATTAATAAAACGTGTACCGGGTCTGCGTCTAACGCCACCTTGAGGTTGACAGACAACATTTTTGGCACGTTCTAATGCATTAGCATATGAATTAATGTCAACGCGTGAACGAACAAGAGGATCAAGTTCACCCGAAGTAAAGTTAGTTTGTATATTAACAAACCTAGCCATTAATACCTCACATCAATAAGTGAAAAGTCTTGTATTGCGTTTGTAGGTTGTCCTTGTCCATCAATTGACATAGCTGTTCTCATATAGCCACCACGACCATTTTCACCGGGTGTACCTTCTGCAACAATTTGCCAATAGTTAGATTTTTCATTTTGATCTGTAATAGGCATTGCTAAATGCCATGCCATTTGATAACGAAGTAACTGCACAAAGAAATGTGGTAAAGCATATTCAGGCGCATTGTATTGATAGTCAATATATACTTTCTCATAATTAGTTAATATTTTATCGCCTTGTATTTTGTAGTCACGTCTAGGTTGTGCATAAGTTGAACTTGTATCATAGACCGCTCTTGGTCTTGCAATCATGTCTGATGGCATTTGATATTCGTATTTATATTCGTTAGTAGGTGTTGTAATAAGCCTTGAGAGTTGTACTTTTTTAAATGAGAATGACCATGGATAACTTGCCATGGTTTTAATTTTTACATCTGGATATAAACGATCACATATATTAGCCTCATCTGTTCCTTCTGTAAAAGACGAGATTGGATTTGCACCTAATAATAAGAGTGCATCAGAACATATTTTAATATCAGTATCACCAGTTGCCATTCATTATCTCCAAATGTGCAAATAGACGGGAGCATACACCCCCGTCACATTGCATTTTACTATTTAGTCAGCGTCAGCGACTGATAGTGCTGTACCATCAGATACGTCAACAACGCCACTTGCATTAGAAAGCACAGTAACTAATGTCGATGTAGGAACAGAAGCGTCCCATACATGAATTAAGTCACCTACTTTTAATACAGTAGAAGCGCCATTAAAATAACCTGAGGTATTAATGTCAGCAATAGCATCAGTACCCGGTGCTGTATAACTCCACATTTGAGGAGCATTACCAGCTTTAGACTGACCACCAATTGGCTGTAGGTTGTCTTTAGTGTAAGCCATTATAATATCTCCTTATCTTAAGATTCACGACATGTGAGTTTAACGATACCCTCGTCATCAATCGCAACTGCGTTAGCAGAAAGAATTGTATTCACAAGGAATGAAGTCTTTTCTGGTACATAGTTGATTTCTGTACGAGGAGCGATACCTTCAGCGTAACCAACTGCCTGTTTGTGGAATGCAAACAAACTACGGTCACTAGAACCGTCAATTGCTAAACCACCTTCAGTACGATCACCAAGTACATGGAATTTGAAACCTAAGAAAGTATCAAGTTCGCCTTGTACTAAAGCTTTGATCGTATTGAAGTCAGAAGATGTTACTGTGTTTTCTGAAAGTAATGAAGCTAAAGAGTTAGCATGAACAATAATATGACGATCTGTTGGAGGAACGTTATTTTTGTCCATGAGTTTTTTAGTTTCACGTAATTTTGCTACGTTTAAATCAGCAGCAGAACCACCACCACCAACTGTATTAGCTACAGTTAATGAAGTTGATGAAGCTGTTAACGCATCAAGAATAAGTTGATCTTGTCTACGACCGACTGCGTTCGCTAAAACTTGAACGAGTTCTTGTCTTTCGTCAAAATTAACTTTTTGTTGCATAAAGATGTCAGAATACTCTGCAGCATTCCAATCTTGTAGTGTTACAGTTACTTGTGAGAAATCCACATTAAGAGGTGTAACGTCAGTTTGTGGCACACGAAGTGTAGCCGCGCCTTTACCTACTTTAGGGAATTTCACAACTTCACCCTCAACGCCTCGTCTCATGCGTGTAGCACCAACTAATTGTGCTTTAGCTTGGTACGCCTGTTTAACTTCGGCATCAAAGAGTGAAACAAAAGCATTAGATAAACCAATAG